TCAACTTTTACCAGACAATGATTATTACCAATCATTATCGTACACAATAAAAAGTCCTATTGAGTTTGAAACTCTTATTAATCCAGTCAATCGTTTGCTTCACACAAGTGGATTAAAGAATTTTGCCGACACTGAAGTTGCTTCATCGTCTACTGTTTCTATAGCATCTTCAACTATTGATAGTATCAGTATTTTTGATATTTTTGAAGAAAAAAGAGTTGATACAATTAATGATTATGATTTGACCATTGATGTTGACACTATAACAAATAGTTCAACCAAATCCAAGTTTTTGAAGTTAAAGAATAAAAAGTTATCTGATTATATTCAGTGTAAAACAAATAGAGTTCTAAAAATAGATGATATAAGTTCACAGTTTTCAAATTCACTATCATCACTAAATGAGTATTCTGACTTGTTCATTGATGAGCAATACTCTAGATTTATTGTTCAAATAAAAAATCCAAATAATAATGACTTACAAGTTTCTGAACTAGTTCTTCTTAAAGATTCTAATAATGCATTTACTTTTGAAAAATCTAAATTATACAATACATCACAACAATTAGTTGAAGTCGCATCAAATATTGATGAATTTGGCAATACCTCATTGAGATTTAGTCCAGCAGATCCATATGAAGATGATTATGACATAAAAGTATTCAAAAATACTTTTAATACAGATCTTGCCGGAATTTCTACACAAAGCATTGGATTTGTAGATCTAACTGGTGTTAATAGAGTTGTAAGTTCTGGTCAAACTTCTGAATTGATATCAGATAATATTTCAAATACTGATTCATATTTTGCTTCTGTTGAAGTTGTCAATAATTCTACTTTAGAAAAGAATTTTGTTGAATTGTATATTTCTCATGATGGGACAAATTCATACTTCTCTGATTATTATATTGATACTGAATCAGAGTCTGGATATTCTTCAAACTTTATAGGAACTTTTACATCTTTAATTAATAGTGGAATTTTGTATTTAAATTATGAAAATAATACATCTGATGAAATTTTATTAAGATCAAAAATTGTTGGTTTTGGGACAACTGCATCTGGAATTGGAACATACAGATTTAAAGAGGCATCACAAATTGATGGCACAGAAAGATCTTTGAAATTAGAGTCAAATTATGTAAATGTTTCCTCTGCTTCAACCATAGTTGGATTTAGTACATCCGAAGTTACCTCTGTCAAAAACTTGATAAGAGTATCATATGGGGCAACAAGTGCTATACATCAAGTCTTGATGATGCATAATGGTGAAAACACATATAGCACACAATATCCATTTGTATCAATCGGAAGCACTTCTGGGATTGGAACTTTCTCTACCGAATATAATGGATCAAACTTTAACTTATTGTTCCATCCAGATGCTTCAATCACTGATACTTTACAAATTCAAACTTTTAGTGAAGTAATTTACACAGAAAGTGATTTAGTAAATCCAGCACCAGATCTATTGTATGGTTCTGTAACAGAATCTCTATCTTTTGTACAATATAACGCAATTAATGGAAATAGATCTAATAAAACAGTTTTTGAACTTAAGCATGGTGGAGTTCCTATCTTTGAAAAGAAATTCAACCCATCAAATACTTCTGTTTTAGATCCATCAACTGGAATATTTACGATTAAGGATCATTTCTTTAATACTGGAGAAAGACTAATTTATACCGCAAATTCAACCTTTGTCGGTGTTGCCGCTTCTTCTGTTGGTATTGGATCAACACAAAATTCTGTGGGAATTGTTACCAATATTTTACCAGAAGATGTTTATGCAATAAGAATTGGAATTTATGTAACATTTACCACTTTAGGGTCTGGAAATTCTCATGAACTTGAGATGTACAAAAAACTTGAAAAGAGTTTAATTGACATTGACGGTATTATCCAATCACCACTATCATACACACCAATAAACACAACTTTGAATAATAATGGTGGACAAATAACAGCATCTTCTACTATCTTTGGTGTTTCTGGAATATCTTCAATCACTCCAACTGATATCTTAAAAGTAGATGATGAATATATGAAGGTTGTATCTGTTGGTGTAGGAACAACCTCCGTTGGACCTATAACTGGATCTGGATCTGTACCACTATTAGAAGTATCTAGAGGATTTGTCGGATCATCTTCAACAACTCATACCGATGGAACCGAAGTAAGAATTTACTCTGGATCTTTTAATATTGTTGGTAGCAACATTTACTTTACAGATGCTCCTAAAGGAACAAATACATCATTAAAAGATTCTTCCAATCTAGACTTTATTAGATCAAGCTTTGATGGAAGAGTCTATTTAAGAAATGACTATACCAATAATAGAATTTTTGATGACATATCCGACAGATTTACTGGAATTGGCCAAACATATACAGTTACTGTTCAGGGTATCAATACAACTGGAATACAAACTGGAAGTGGAATTCTAGTATTGAATGGAATATTCCAAAAACCATCATCATCAAATAATACAGGAAATAACTATTCATTCATTGAAAATATTGGTATTTCTAGTGTTGTTTTCACTGGCATTACTTCATCCAATGGATCACTTGTTAAGAGCACTTCTGATATTAATCAAAACCAACTTCCAAGAGGTGGTGTAATTGTTTCTCTGGGATCTACTGGTGGACTAGGTATCGCTCCTCTTGTAGGTGCTGCTGTGACTGCTGTAGTGGGTGCTGGTGGTTCTATTGTGTCTGTTGGTCTAGGAACTACTGATATAATTGGATCTGGATACAATGGACTTGTATCAATAGGCGTTTCTGTTCATGAAAGTGGTCATATTGGTGATGTTGCCTCTATAACAGCAATTGTTGGTGCTGGTGGAACACTAGCATTTACTGTTGGATCTGCTGGAACTGGATATACAAATCCAAGTATATTTGTTTCTGCACCATCATACCAAAATCTTGAGGTAACTGGCGTATCAAGACTTGGTGTTGGGTCCACTACTGAAACAGGATCTGGTCTATTACTTTCTGTTGATGTTGGATCCAGCACTACGACAGGAATAGGATCAACTCTGTTTGAAGTAACATCATTTAGTATCAATAGACCTGGATATCAATTTAAGGTTGGAGATGTATTTACACCTGTTGGACTTGTTACCGATAGAAATTTAGCATCTCCATTAAGTAATTTTGAATTAACAGTACTAGATGTATTTACTGATAAGTTGACATCATGGGAATTTGGAGAATTTGATTTTATAGATCCAATTACAGACTTACAAAATGGCATTAGAACTAGATTCCCATTAAGTTATAATGGTCAGTTATTGAGTTTTGAGACAGATCCAAACAATCCAGATTCTTCTCTAATAGATCTTAATTCTCTATTATTGATATTTGTAAATGGAGTTCTTCAAACACCTGGAGAGTCTTATCAGTTTGAAGGTGGTACATCATTTACATTTGCCGTAGCACCAGAACCAGAGGATAATATCTCTGTATTTTTCTATAAAGGAACATCTGGAACTGATAGTTTGACAGTATCAGTAAATGAGACTATTAAAACTGGTGATTTGGTTCAGGTTCTTAAAAATAACAATTATTCTGGAACAATAGATCAAAATGTTAGAACAATTTATAATATTACAACATCAGATAAAGTAGAAACAAATTTATATATTGATCAAGGCATTGATGAAGTAAACTTCAAACCATTAAGTTGGACAAAACAAAAAATTGATAAAGTAATTAATGGGGAACTTGTCTATAAGTCTAGAGATTCAATTGAGTCTTTAGTTTATCCAACTAGTAGAATAATTAAAAATCTATCAACATCAGATACTCAATTATTTGTAGATGATGCCCAATTCTTTAATTATGAAGAGAATAATTCTGCCTTGGTTATTTCTAGCGTTGGTGGACTAATAGTTTCTGGATCATCTCCAGTTGCTGCTGGATTTACCGCAGTGGTTTCTTCCGCTGGAACAATTCAATCCTTAAGTATTACAAACTCGGGTAGTGGATATTCTGGATCATCAATAACCATTTCAATATCTTCTCCACAGTCTATTGGTGTTGGTGTTGGAACAACTGCTACTGCAACAGCTACGTTGACAAATGGTCAGGTTACTTCAACCACAATCGTAAATCCTGGATTTGGATATACTCAAAGTGCCCCACCACAAGTTCTTGCTCCACTACCATCTCCAATTAAAGAAGATATAAATTCAATCACATCTGTTGAAGGTTTCTCTGGTATCGTTACTGGAATTACAACTACAACCGGTACTTTAGGTAATCCTCTAGCACTCAAATTCTATTTAAATTCATCTTCTTTTGTTGGATTAGAGACTGGATATCCACTGTACATTTTTGACACTTCTGTCGGAACTGGAGTTACTTCTATTGATAGTAGCAATTCAGACACCGTTGGAATCGGAACAACATTCCTGGATAATGTGTACTATATTCACTCAATTACATCAAGTGGATCTAATTCTGAAATTGTAACTAATGTAAATTCTGGATCAAATATTATTGGCATCAATACTTCTGGAAGCACTTCTCAACCAATTGGTAAGTTTTCTTGGGGAAGATTATCTGGATTTACAAGATCAACTTCACCAATTTCTATTGGTGTTACAGGGTTTACAATTGACTCTGGTTTATCTACCTTTCCATCAATACAAAGAAGGGATTATGGTTTGAGAGACAGTGGTGCTTTGAGAAAGGATCTTGGGTAGTATAAATATAGGAAAAAGCTAATAATATGTCTGCCATTGTAACAGATCAGTTTAGAATACTTAATGCGAATAATTTTGTAGAGAATATAGAAAGCTCTTCAAATTCATATTATGTATTTTTAGGTCTTTCAAACCCTACTCAAGTTGGATTTGGTAGAACTGCTGATTGGAACACAAACACCCCAAGTCCTGTAGACAATTTTAATAATATTAGTCATGTTTCTGACACTATGATCTTTGGAAAAAGGGTCACTAGCGTCAATGTTAGGAGATTTATCTGGAAATACTTATTCACCGTGTCTCCAAGCGATATAATTAAATTTGATTCAACAGAGTATATTTCTGTTCCAAATAATTGGTCAACATCAACCGATTCTCAAATTCAGTCTGTTAGAGAAAATGGGGATTCAACGGTAAATAATAACCAAATTAAAAAAGTTTATATTGAAAATAGAGGAAGTGGTTATTCTGGAGGTCTTGGGCAGGAAGTAAGTATATTGGGTGATGGTACTGGTGGAAAGGTATCTTTGGATGTTGTAAGTGGAAAGATTACTAATGCCGTTGTTTCTTCTGGTGGAAAAAATTACACCTATGGAATAGTTGATCTTGGATCAATAAACGCAAACGCCACTAGTGATTTTGCCAAATTAATCCCAATTATCCCACCTTCAAAAGGTCATGGATATGATTTATATAAAGAATTGGGAACGGACAAAATTTTAATTTATGCGAGATTTGATGATTCTACCAAAGATTTTCCAACTGATACAAAATTCTCTCAAATTGGTATTCTAAAAAATCCAACTTCAATTGGATCAACTTCTGTATTTACAGAAAACCAGTTTTCTTCGCTATATTCAATCAAGTTTTCTTCAGTTTCTGGAACAGTTAGTATTGGTGATAAGATCAGTCAGTCTGTAACTGGAGGATCTGCTCACGGATATGTCGCATCATATGATTCGGAGACTAAAGTACTTAAATATTATAGAGATAGATCTTTATACTTTAATCAGACAACATTAGATCAAAAAGATTATGTTGGAGTCTCAACAAGTTCAAAAGTTCTAGATTTTGCTTCTTCTGCAAATCCAGTCACTACTTCAGGTGGTTTCTCTGGTTCAATTGATACTGGATTTACTGGAATTACAACAAATCCAACAGGAAATAAAATTATAAATCTTGGCAGTCAATTTACAAATGGATTGTCAAGTCCCGAGATAAATAAAGGGTCAGGTGAAATTATTTACCTAGATAATAGACCACTGATTACGAGAAATTCTAGACAAAAAGAAGACGTTAAAATTATCCTGGAATTCTAAAAAATGCCACAGAAAACTAATTTAAATATAAATCCTTATTACGACGATTTTGATAAGGATAATAATTTTTATAAGGTTTTATTTAAACCAGGATATCCAGTACAGGCTAGAGAATTAACGACTTTACAGTCAATATTACAGAATCAAATAGAGTCGTTCGGAAGTCATATATTCAAAGAGGGATCTATGGTGATCCCTGGAAATATTAATTATGATTCCGAATATTATTCTATCAGATTAAATAGTGATCATTTAGGAATTCCAGTATCACTGTATGTTGAAAATTTAGTAGGGAAGAGACTTACAGGACAAGATTCTGGAATTACTGTAGTTGTTGATAATTACGCTCTTGCTGCTGAATCAACAGAAATTACTGACTTGACTCTCTTTATTAAGTATTTAAATTCTGGATCTGATAATGTTGTAAAAACCCTAAATGATGGTGAAATATTAATAACTGAAGATTCTTTTGTATATGGCAATACATCTATTAATGCTGGAGATACTGTAGCAACTCTAGTATCACTGAACGCATCTGCGATTGGATGTGCAGTTGGAATATCACAAGGTGTTTATTTTATTAGAGGAACTTTTGTAGATGTAGCAACTGATAAAATTGTACTTGATCCATATTCAAATACTCCATCATATAGAGTTGGATTGAATATTTTAGAAGAAATCGTTACGGCAAAAGATGATTCAAGTCTATATGACAACGCAAGAGGATTTTCAAACTTTGCTGCTCCTGGAGCAGATAGACTAAAAATCTCAACAGTTTTATCAAAAAAACCATTAACAGATTTTAATGATAAAAGTTTTGTTGAACTAATTCGTCTTGATGGTGGAGAAATTAAGAAATTACAAAATAAATCAGAGTATTCAATTATCAAAGATTATTTTGCTAAAAGAACTTATGAAGAATCTGGTGATTATGCTGTAGATAAATTTAATATTCAAGTAGCAAATTCATTAAATGATGGTATTTCAAATGAAGGAATTTATTTGTCAAATCAAACGACAGATTCTGGAAATACTCCAAGTGACAATTTAATGTCTGTTAAAGTTTCCCCAGGTAGAGCGTATGTTAGGGGATTTGACATTGAAAAACAAGCAACCACCATTTTGGATGTTGAGAAACCAAGAGATAAAGCATCTGTTGAAACATCTTTGGTTCCATTTGAAATGGGTAATTTGTTAAGAGTAAATAATGTTACTGGCACCCCATTTGTTGGCATTAATACAAATAATAATACAGTATCATTCTATAACCAAAGAAAGGCATCAGAAGCTTCTGGAACTGGCACTGAAATTGGTCAAGCAAGAGTATATTCATTCAGTTTAAGTGATGCTCCATATTCAAATGATGGTACAGAATGGGAATTATATCTTTTTGATGTACAAACATACACTAAATTAACTTTAAATCAGAGTTTAAATTCTAGTCAGTGCCCAGCATCTTCATTTATTAGAGGTGTTAGTAGCGGAGCTTCTGGATATGTTGTTACTGATGCTTCTGGAACTGAACTTACTCTAACTCAAACTTCTGGTTCTTTCATTGCTGGAGAACAAATTCTTATTAATGAGACTTCAGAATATACTAGAAGTATTAATTCTGTAAAAGTTTATGGAACACAAGATGTTAAGTCGATCTTCCAAAACTCAACTTCTGTATCATCAGGAATTAAGACATCTTTTGTAGCGGATGCTGTTTTACAAAGATCAGTTCCATATGGTTTTAATATTACTGACAGATTAACTATTACTGGAGGAACAGGTGCTGGTACAGTTACCTGCCCAGGAAAGAACTTTTTAGGAATTAGAAGTGACAGCATTATCAGATATCAAGTATCTGGTTTAACAACCGAAACATATAATAGAGTTGTTTCCGTTTCTAGTGATGGATTGACAATGACAGTTGCTGGTGTTTCCAGTGTTTTTGGTGTATGTAATGGTGGGTTACCATCCACCAACCAATCTGTTACATTTTCAATAGGTGTACCAAATATTAGTGATAATGAAAGTTCTGGACTTTATGCTCCATTAGATGCGTCAAATATTTCTGATGTAAGTTTAGCAAATTCAAATCTATTAGTTACAAGTCAACTTCGTGAGTTATCAACGGATTCTATCGGGTCATTGAGTCTGGATATAACTTCTACTGGAATTTCAAGTGCTTTCTTTGAAACTTTTGATGCAGAAAGATATTCTGTACACTATTCCAATGGTGATATTGAAGATTTAACCAGTGATCAATTTGTTCTAAATTCAAATGGATCTCAAGTTGTTCTTTCTGGATTAAGAACTAGTCAATCTTCAAATGTTACTGTCAACACGACAGTAAGAAAAAATCTTATTAGAAATAAGCAAAAAGATTTTATCAGAAGTCAAAAAGTTATTATTGATAAGAGTGTTTCTGGCATTTCAACTGCTTTAAGTGGATTAAGCACAAGTCAATTCTATGGATTAAGAGTTCAAGATAAAGAAATATCTTTAAATGTTCCTGATGTAGTCAATGTTGTTGGGATCTTTGAATCTCTAGATACTTCAAACCCAACACTAGACAAACTAACCTTTGTTTCTGGTCTTTCATTAGACACTAACTCAATATTGGGTGAAAGAATTGTAGGATCTACAAGCGGTGCTATAGCACAACTTGCAACAAGATCATCATCTACTGAAGTTGAAATTTGCTACTTAACCCCACAGACATTTTCCGTAGGTGAAACAGTTACTTTTGAAGAATCAAATATTGTATCAAATATCCAATCAATAACTGTAGGAAATTATTTAAATATAACCAATAGATTTGAGTTAGATAAAGGACAAAAAGAACAATATTATGATTATTCAAAGATTGTCAGAAAAATCAATTTCCCAGAACCAACTAGAAAATTATTAGTAGTATATAATTACTATACTGTTCCTGCGAACGATTTGGGTGACTTATATACAGTAGAGTCATATGATCAGGAAAGATTCACTAAAGATATACCTATCTTAAGAAATAATTTGAGATCTTCCGATACTCTAGATTTTAGACCAAGAGTTTCAGCATTTACATCTACAACTTCATCACCATTTGCATTTTCAAGTAGAACATTTGGTACTTCTGGAAATAATCCATCTCTAGTTGTAACCCCAAATGAAAGTTCTCTTGTTGGATATAGTTATTACTTGCCAAGAATTGATAAGATTGTTTTAGACACTCTAGGCAATTTCTCTCTAATCAAAGGTGTTTCTTCTTTAGATCCTAAAGAACCAACAAATGTTGAAAGTGCGATGGACATTGCTACCATCAGACTTCCAGCATATCTTTACAACCCAGATGATGCGGTCATAACTCTCGTTGATAATAGAAGATATACAATGAGAGATATTGGAAAACTAGATGATAGAATTACGAATCTTGAAGTTGTAACTTCATTAAGTTTACTTGAACTTGATACAAAAACACTACAAATTCAAGATGCTGATGGTTTATCTAGATTTAAATCTGGATTCTTTGTAGATGATTTCAAAAATAATAATCTTCTTGATATTTTAAATCCAGACTGTAAGTGTGATGTTGATGTAAATAATCAAGAACTTAACACACCTCTTGATTTTTATTCTCTAAAACCAGAACTTTCTCTTCTACCATCAATTAATACAGAAACTGCTGATTTTTCTGCCAATTTAGAACTACTAGATTCTAATGTTAGAAAAACTGGTGACCTTGTTACATTAGACTATGAAGAAACTGGATGGATTGAACAACCTCTAGCATCTAGAGTAGAAAATGTTAACCCATTCAATATGATTGAATTTATTGGTCGCGTGGAACTTTCACCAGCATCTGATAATTGGGTTAGAAATATATTTGTAAGCGGTGGTGAAAGAACAATTACTGGAGACTTTGACGGTTCATATGTAGAGACTATCAAGATCAGTAGTGAACCAGATACACACATTCGTTCTAGAAATGTTGCGTTTGGTGCTGGTGGATTAAAACCAATTACAAGATACTATCCATTCTTTGATAGCACCAGTGGAATTGATATTATTCCAAAGTTGTTAGAAGTTTCAATGACATCTGGTATTTTCCAGAATGGTGAAACTGTAGATGGATTCATTGGTGGAACTAGAGTAATAACATTTAGAACTTGCCAACCAAATCATAAAACTGGTGATATCAACAATCCAGCAACTACATTTAATGCTAATCCATATAATACATCAATTAGTTTACCGACATCATATTCTGCGTCTTCAACAGTATTGAATGTTGATGTATCTTCATTGTCAGAAGAAGCACAAGGAAGATTTAGTGGTTATTTGACGATTGGTACAGTTTTAGTTGGAAGAACAAGTGGCGCTCAAGCATCAGTTTCAAACATTCGTTTAGTTTCTGATACTTTTGGTGATCTTGGTGGAGCATTCTTCTTTAGAGATCCTTTGGCATCGCCTCCACCAACATTAAGATTTAGAACTGGAACAAAGACATTTAAATTAACTTCAAGCTCAACTAACGCAACTCCATTACCTGGAAGTCTGCTTATTAGTAGCGGTGAGACTTCATATTCAACTAGTGGAATAGTTGACACATTTAGACAAACAACAGTTATTGTTAGAAGACCACCCCCACCACCACCAACACCACCACAAAATCGCGGAGGAGGAAAGGATCCATTAGCACAAACATTTACCGTTGATGAAACTGGTGCTTTCTTAACTTCTCTTGATCTGTTCTTTGCAAGTAAAGACGAAAATGAAAAGGTAACTGTTGAGTTAAGAACTGTAGAACTTGGTACTCCTACAGATCAGTTAGTTCAAGATTTTGCAAGAGTTACACTTGAACCAAATCAAGTTAATACTTCAACTGACGGATCAGTGGCAACAAGAGTCACTTTCCCGTCTCCAGTTTATCTACAACCTGGAGAAGAGTACGCAATTGTGATACTTTCACCATCCTCAAATAATTATGAAACTTGGATTGCTAGAATGGGTGAAAGAACTGTAAACACACAGAATCTACCAGATGCAGAAAGTGTAGTTGTTACAAAACAATATCTTGGAGGAAGTCTATTCAAATCCCAAAATGGAACTATCTGGACTCCTAGCCAGTTTGAGGATCTTAAGTTTAAACTGTACAAAGCACAGTTTACCCAAAATCTTGGAACTGTTTATTTCTACAATCCAAAACTTGGGACAAGAAATAGTCAGACTCCAAGACTCCTACCAAACCCAATTAAAACCCTTCCAAGAAAACTAAAAGTTGGTATTACTACAACTACAACACTTGGATCTATTCTAAATCCAGGAAGAAAAGTTGGAGAGGGAAGTTCTTCAGGTCCTTATGGTTATATTGAGAAGACTGGAAGTAAAATTTCTGCTTTATCACTGTCAAATACTGGAGTTGGTTATTCTAACGGAACATTTACTGGAGTTCCATTCTATAGCATAACTGGTAATGGAACTGGTGCTGTAGGTGTAGTAACGATTTCTTCAAATATTATTTCTTCAGTCTCCATAACAACTCCTGGAAATGGATATTCTATTGGTGATGTTCTTGGAATTACCACAAGTAGTGTTGTTAAAGGAACGAGTGGAAAAATAACGGTCTCTAACACAGATGGTATTGATACTCTTTATTTGACTAATGTTCAGGGTGAAGAGTTTACTGATGGTCAAGACTTGATTTACTATGAGGGTACTACTGCCGTCTCTTTGGCAAATACTGATATCAGAGGATCTTCTTCTATAATCAGTAATCTATATGATGGAAGAGTCATTGAAGTTGATCACTACAATCATGGAATGACTGCCGATAATAATAAAGTTACTTTAGCAGACATTGAACCAAGTGGAGCACCTATTCTTCTTACAGCAGATCTTGCTCTTGATGCTTCAATCATTTCTGTTGCCAGCACAACACCATTCGGTACATTTGAAGGAATTTCTACCTCATCAGGATACCTGAAAGTCAATAATGAAATTATTTACTATAATAGCATTGGATCTGGCACTCTTGGGATTGGAACAAGAGGAATTGATGGTTCTTCTATAAGAACACATGGTGTGAATGATCTTTGCTACAAATATGAACTTAATGGTGTATCACTTACAAAGATTAATACAACACACGATATGCCTACAGACTCTGCTCTCAAGGCAGCAAAAAATATTGATAAGTATTATCTACAAATTGACAGATCTAACAGACCATCTGGAGATAGTCAATTAAGTTTCACTGATGAAAGATCTTTGGGGGGAATGGATGTATTTGCTTCTCAAAACTTCCAATATAATGCCGTAATTCCACAATTCAATGTAATTACTCCAGGAGAGACAACATCAGTATCTGCTCAATTAAGATCAGTATCTGGAACAAGTGCTGGAGGATCAGAACTTTCATTCATTGATCAAGGATACGAACCAGTAGAATTGAATCAAATCAATCGTCTTTCTTCTACAAGACTTGTATGTTCAGAAATTAATGAAACCACAAGATTGACGGATCTTCCAAAAAATAGATCTACAACTCTAGCGGTACAATTTAGTTCTCAAGATCCTAATCTTTCCCCAGTTTTAGACACTCAAAATGGAGTTCTAATTCTTGAGAGAAACAGATTAAACTCACCAGTTTCAAATTATTCTACTGATTCAAGAGTTAACTTAATATCAGGTGATCCACACTCTGCCATTTACATTTCAAATAGAGTTGATTTAAAACAACCAGCAACATCATTGAAAGTTCTCGTTTCTGCTTACAGACACTCTTCTGCTGACTTTAGAGTTCTTTATAGACTCTTTAGACCAGATTCAAGTGAAGTTGAACAAACCTATGAACTATTCCCTGGTTATGACAATCTTAAGGATTTGGATGGTGATGGATTTGGAGAAACTGTAATTGATTCTACCAAAAATAGTGGTAGAGCAGATGCATTTGTAGTATCAAGTAGAGATGATCAGTTCTTGGAATATCAATTTAGTGTTGATAATCTAGATAAATTTACTGGATTTGTGATTAAGATTGTTTATTCTGGAACAAATGAAGCATATGCTCCAAGATTTAAAGATTTAAGAGCAATCGCATTAGCATGATTCCAGTTGAAGGGCATAAAAATCTTTACCGAGATGAAAAATCTGGTGCTATTGTAAATTATGATACTCATGGATATACTCAGTATATTAAAATGAAATCTGAAAAACAGCACCAGAAAGAAGAACTAGATAAAATAAAAAATGATATTGATGAAATTAAGTCTTTACTAAAGGAGATTCTCAATGGATCCAAATCAAATTAAACTTGAAGATATTAATAAACTTTTTGAATATGAAATGCAGTCTAGAGAAATTGATGACTGTACTGATATTGAAAAACTTAAAGATATGTTAAAGACCTCAATTAAATTATACATGAAGCAACAGGAAGTTATTCAAGATCTTGGATTTGGTCCAGTATAAATATATTTTAGATCCTGAAAAATTTTATAAATGGCAGCCGTTTATGTAAGTAATCTAGTCGTCAACACTGGTACTACATTTACTCAAACATTTTCATTAGAGAATAGTGATTCTAGTTCTATTTTAAATTTGAGTGGATACACAGTTTCCGCTCAAATGAGAAAACATGCTGGTAGTTCGTCATATACAACTTTTAGTTCCGCTGTTTTAAATAGCACTGCTGGAACAATTAGAGTTGGATTGGGAACTACAACAACCGCCTCATTAAAACCAGGTCGTTATGTATATGATGTTCTTATAACAGATAATGCTGGAGTGATTACTAGAGTTGTTGAAGGATCTGTTCTCGTTAGAGAAGGAGTAACTCGCTAATGGCAGACATCAGAGTTAGAGTCGGTGCACAAAATGCTGTCAAAGTCGTCTCGTCATTGGCAGGAACTAAAGATATTTCTTTAGGTGATCTAACAGACGTTAATTTACCACCAGCTCTTTTAAACGGAATGGTTCTTGTGTATAACTCAACAACATCAAAGTGGGACGCAACATTAGAATTAACCCCAGGAACATCACAGAATTTAGACATCAACGGAGGTAGCTTTTAATGGCAAGTATTATCAGGATTAAAAGATCCTCTGGTACTAGTTTACCTGGAAGTCTACAATGGGGTGAATTAGCAATTGTAACTGGTATTGGTAGTGCCACAGGTAATAACCAGAACCGAGATAGAGTTTATATCGGTGATGATGGTACTAATGTTTTAAGTGTTGGTGGACGTTATTATACGTCCATGATGGACCATGTTCCTGGAACAGTTGCTGGTGTAACTAATACTAGAAATAGTGATGGTGGTATAGTTGTTATTCTTGACAACAATAGAAAAGTAGACCAATGGAATGTTGATAATCTAAGATTAGACGGAAATACATTTTCATCCCAAAATACAGATGGTGATATTGTCCTAGATCCAAATGGAACTGGTGAAATCAATATTGTTGATGATACTTATCTCAGTTTTGGTGATGATAAGGATGTAAAATTAAGATACGACGAAGCAACAGATAATAGATTTGAGATTGAGGGTGCTGACTGGGCATTTGCTGATGGTGTTGCCATCAACATTGGTGATGTAACCGATTCAACATCAAAAGACAACGGTGCTTTAGTTGTTGAAGGTGGAGTTGGTATTGAGAAAAACTTAAATGTAGGTGGAAATGCCACCATTGCTGGTGTTTCAACTTTCACTGGAAGTGTAACAATTGGTGATATAAAAGTTGAGCAAAATATTATATCAACTGTTCCTGGATCAAGTGGAGTTCTTTATATTGATCCATATCCAGATGGATTGAGCAATGAAGGCACTGTCGTTATTAAAGGAGACTTACAAGTTGATGGTACAACCACATCTGTAAACTCTACAGTTGTATCAATCAACGACCCAATTATTGTTCTTGGTGATGTAACAAGCAAGAGAACTGTAATGGCACCAGTTCTTACTGGTGTTTCAACCATTACTCTTGACTCAGTAGCGGGTATTAATACTGGCGACCTTATTCAAGGAAGTGCTTCATTACCCAATAGTGGTCTGACTACTATTACTGCGTATAATACTACAACAAAAATTGTTACAATTGAGGGTACTACTTCTGCAGGTATTACCACAACTACACAGTTAACAATCACCCATGCCTTTGACACCAACACAGATAGAGGTGTTGCCTTTGATTATAATACTGGCGTAGGAACCGCTAATAGTAAAACTGGATTTTTTGGTTACATATCACCAACTATTACATCAAAGCAGATATTAACTGCTATCACTGAGGTTAACTTAACTGTTGGTAGTTCAGCATCAGTTACTGCCGGTGATTTGATTCGTCAAGAAACATCAAATGCTTATGGTGTTGTAAAAACAACAACTAGCGGAACTACAATCACTCTTGTTGGTGTTGAGGGAACTTTTGACACATCTAATAATTTACTACAAAATGGAACTACGATGGCTCTAATCCCAACCACGGTTACCGTAATATATACAAATAAACCAACTTGGACTTCAACTCTGGATGGAGGAACATTCTAATTTATGACTACTCAAAATAATGAAGTTGATGTGAATGTTTTGATTAAATTATATAATCAAAGACTATCAACACTAACAAACCAAAATGTTTTATTAGAAGCAAAAGTACAAACTCTATCTCAAGATTATTTGGAACTGCAGGAAAAATATAATGAACTATTGCTTTCTAACCAATCAGAGGAACAGTAAAAAATGGCGAAACCAGCATCTAGACAACAACTCATTGATTACTGTTTAAGGAGGCTAGGTGCTCCTGTATTGGAAATTAATGTTGATGATGACCAAATAGCCAGGAGCGTCATTTTGATGGTGTTGAAAGGATGTACCTAAAATATAAACTAACTCAAGCAGATTTAGATAGAGGAAGAGCAAAAAATACAAACGGTGTGGGAATAGTAACGACAACCGCAACTTCTACTAATATTAGTGGTTATGGAACTGTTACTTCAAATTTTTATGAAACTTCCAATTTTATTCAAGTTCCAGACTCTGTGATAGGAATAGAGAAAGTATTTAAGTTTGATACTAGTTCAATATCTGGTGGAATGTTTAGTATCAAATATCAGTTGTTTTTGAATGACCTGTACTATTTTAATTCTGTTGAGTTGTTACAGTATGCTATGGTAAAGTCTTATCTAGAAGATATTGACTTTTTACTAACAACAGACAAACAAATTAGGTATAACAAAAGACAAGACAGGTTGTATCTTGATATTGATTGGGGAGCACAATCTTTAGATACATATCTTGTTATTGATTGTTATAGGATATTAGATCCAGATTCTTACACAAATGTTTATAATGACAGTTTTATTAAAAAATACTTAACTGCTTTGATTAAGAGGCAATGGGGACAAAATTTAATTAAGTTTAGGGGAGTTAAACTTCCTGGAGGAATTGAACTTAATGGTAGAGAAATTTACGAAGATGCTGAAAGAGAATTAGAAAGCATCAAACAGACGATGGCACTTGAATACGAACTACCACCTTACGACTTTATTGGATAATGGCACTTAATCCCTTCTTTCTACAAGGATCACCAAGCGAGCAGAGACTCGTACAAGATTTAATCAACGAACAGTTGACAATCTACGGTGTTGAAGTCACTTATATACCAAGAAAATTTGTAAGAAAACAAACAATTATTGAAGAAATTCAATCTTCAGCATTTGATGATAATTTCTTAATTGAGGCATATGTTAACACCTATGAGGGGCATACGGGAGCTGGAGACATTCTAACAAAATTTGGAATGAGTTTAAGAGATGAGTTAACTATAACAATATCAAAGGAGAGATTTGAGGATTTTATCGCATCTTTTTTAGCAGCACTTCCAGAAAGTGAAATAGAATTATCAACCAGACCTCGTGAAGGAGATCTTGTCTATTTCCCACTTGGTCAAAGATTATTTGAGGTTAAGTTCGTTGAACATGAGCAACCATTTTATCAATTAGGTAAAAATTATGTTTATGAACTGAAATGTGAACTCTTTGAATATGAAGATGAAGTTCTTGATACTTCTATTGATGAGATTGATACGACTATTAAAGACACTGGATTTATCACAACACTTAATCTTATTGGGGTTGGTAGAACAGCGGTGGCTACTGCTAATAAAGGCGATGGGTATATCAAACAAATATTCTTAAATAATGACGGTAGTGGATATACTGGAACACCTATTGTTTCTATATCAACAGCACCTTTTGGAGGAACAAATGCTACTGCTGTTGCTATAACTACAAATAAAGCTGGTGTGTATTCCATAGACAGTATTCTTCTAACAAATGCTGGTACCGGATACTTATCACCTCCAACCATTACAATTAGTGGTGGGGGCGGAACAGGTGCAGCAGCAACATGCTCCATACAAACTACTGACTTTGGTGTTATTTCTATTACACCATCTGATAATGGAGTTGGGTATTCAACAATTCCTTTCGTTACTGTTTCTGGTCCAATAGGAGGAGGAACAACAGCAACAGCAGTAGCTGTAATCAACTCCGACACTCAAGTCTCTTCAATAAGACTAGTAAATCCTGGAACTGGATATACATCTGGTGATACTCCAACAGTTACTATTGCTTCACCACCACTAATAACTGGAGTTGGTACATATATCTTTAATGAAGTTGTAAGAGGCCAAACTTCTGGAACAGAAGGAAGGGTCAAGTCTTGGGATTCTGATACTAAAGTTCTTAAAGTTTCTCTTGTTGGTATAGGAACAACTGTTAGTGGATTTATTCCCGGTGAAGTTATTGTTGGTACATCATCAACCGTTTCTGCCGCTACAACATCAAATGGGTATGCCGTATATACAGTTAAATCATATGATGGTAGAGACATTTATGATAAATATGATCAAAATGACGAAATTGAAGAAGAAGCGGATACCTTCCTAGATTTCTCACAATCTAATCCATTTGGAAATTACTAATGCTAGGAACTTATTTTTATCACGAAATCTTAAGGAGAACTGTTGTTTCCTTTGGTACTTTGTTTAATGATATTCACATTAGACATAGAAATTCTAGTGATGGTGAAATAAGTGATATTAGGGTTCCTCTTGCTTATGGTCCAATTCAAAAGTTTTTAGCTAGAATTGAGCAACAACCAAACTTGAACAAGGCAACTCAAATCACATTACCAAGAATGTCATTTGAGATGAATTCAATTCAGTACGATCCAACAAGAAAAGCGGGAGTAACTCAAACTTTTAAGGCATCTGACGGCACAAACTTAAAGAAAGTTTTTATGCCTGTTCCTTATAACATTGGATTTGAACTGAATATTCTTTGTAAGTTAAATGATGATGCCTTACAGATTGTTGAACAAATCTTACCATTCTTTCAACCAGCATTTAATTTGACTGTTGATCTTATAGACTCTATTGGTGAAAAAAGAGATATCAGTGTTGTACTTGATAATATTTCATTTCAAGACGATTATGAGGGTGATTTCTCAACTAGAAGAGCACTAATTTATACACTACAATTTACTGCGAAAACTTACATGTTTGGACCAATCGCAGATACCACCGATGGTCTGATTCGTAAGGTTCAGGTTGATTACTATGCTGATACAAATAGAGAAACAGCAAAGCGTGAATTAAGATATACAGTTACACCAAAAGCACTCAAAGATTATAATAGTGATAATACAGCGGTCTTAAGAGAGCCTCTTACAAAAACTGAAACAAGAATATCTGTCAGCACATCTTCTGGTCTTGCTGCTGATAATAGGATTATCATCAATGATGAGATTATGAAGATTGTTGAGATTGTGGATGGAATTACGATTACTGTTAAGAGAGGTTATGACGGAACCACGCCAGTAACTCATCTAGAGAACACTTCTATTGATCTTCTAACTGCTGCTGATGATACTTTAGTTGATGCTGACGATGATTTTGGATTCAATGGTAATCTGTACTCATTTACGGATGCTAGAGACTATAGCCCATCTAGAAGTATAGATATTTAACGGATGAATTAAAATCATGTCAAATAAGTTTGATAAAATTGATCAGGCACTCAATATTGAAAGTAATATTGTTGAGGTTGAATCTAATTATAGTTCTGAACTGGATATCATAAAACAAACCAGTACAGATATTAAAAAAGATTATGAATATACCCGTGCCAATTTATATTCATTAATTGAAAAGGGACAAGAAGCAATTAATGGAATTATGGAACTTGCCGGAGAAGGAGGGTCTCCAAGAGCATATGAAGTTGCTGGTCAGTTAATCAAATCCGTTGGAGATGTAACAGATAAACTTATAGATTTACAAAAGAAGTTGAAAGATGTTGAAGAAGATACTGGAAACAAAGGACCAAATAGTGTTACAAATAACGCAGTGTTTGTGGGATCAACATCAGAATTACAGAAACTACTCAAACAAGGTTTTCTAAATAATAAAGAATAAACACACAGTTCAATGAGTTGGTCTGGTAAATATAAAAGATCAATCGATTGTGATAATCCACAAGGGTTTTCACAAAAGGCTCATTGTGCTGCCCGTAAAAAAAGACAAAAAGGCGAAGTGACTAAATCAAAATCTCCCTTTTCAGAAGCAAAGGAACAAATAACCTTTTCAAAATTTACCCATAAAACAAAGCATTTACCAAAGTCTCAACATCAACTTGATCCGAATCTTGATTTGAAACAGTTGGTACATCATGCTGTAAAGCAGTATGTTGATAGAGATGTTGATGGTGATATTGATGTTTATGATAATCCTGGTAGAAAAACTCCAGATGAAAATCCATTAAGTGCTCCTAATCAAGCTAGTGTTGCTTCAAAACAATTAATTGCAAAACAAAAAGGTGAGTTAAAGCATACTAGAAGAGGTATGGCATATGAAGAGACAAAATCTGGAGATGAAGGTCTTCGTGATTGGTTTGGAAAATCAAAATCTTCTGATGGAAAATCTGGTTGGGTTCAACTGGGTGGTAAATGGGCAGGTAAACCATGTGCCCGTCAACCAGGACAAACTTCTACACCAAAATGTGGAAGTTCTAAAATGGCAGCAAACATGTCAGATGAAGAGGAAGAGAAGGCAAGAAGAAGAAAAAATCGTCAAGATCCAAATCAACCAGAAAAAACTGGTGGTGCCTCACCAACAAATGTTAAAA